TGCACCCTGTCCGGTTTCGTACATGGTAACGTTCGAACCACGCTTGTTGGTTTTGATGCTGTTGCGGCTGATTGGCCGTACATCTGCATCGGTGAACGCAACACCATATTGCGGTGCAAGCTTCTCGATCTCTGCTTCAAACTCTGGATCGGCAACAATGTATCCACCATCGGCGTTTACATCGGTGTTACCATATCCGGCTTTTGCACGTGCATCGATGGCGGCTTCGTTATATTCACGAAGCGTGCTTTTATCGCCACGAACCAACGCCATTGCGGCGCGAACCAAACGTTGCTCTTTTGATGCTTTTTGTGCTTCGCTCTGGCCTTCGCCTTCGCCATCACCTTCACCATCGCCATCGCCATCGGCTTCACCACTCTTGGTTTTACCACTAACGTTTTTCTTGATTGTTTTTTCAGAAGCTTCAAGCTTCTTTTCAACGGCTGCTTCAACCGCTGCGGCAATGGAATCACCCATTCCGGCTGCAACTTGATCGGCAATCGCTTTCACGGCTGCATCGTCAAGAACAGTTTCGAATTCTTCGACTTTAGGCATAGTATTAAATTCCTTCCTATCCCTTTAATTTGTTGTTAATTGCGGAAATTAAGAGTTCCGCGCCCTTATCAACATTTTTGGCTGTTGATCGTACCGTAATAAGACGGCGTACACGCTTTGCGGCTTGTTCGCTTTCATCTTCTTCGGTTTCCGCGGAATTTTGCGTGTACGCAAGTTCCAGTGCCGAAGTAAGTGATTTAAGCGAATCAATGTACGATTTGATATCATCTTTAGGCATAAGCTTTATTTTGTCAAGCTCTGCTTCTTTTTCAAACGTTGCAAACGACTTGCGAAGCTCTGCGGCTTTCTCTTTGCCGATCGAACGTTCGGTGATCAATGCATCGCGGTGTGCGCCAACCGGCACAACTGATACTTCATACAATTCAAGCTGTTCAATAACCGTGTAATCTTCGTTCCATTTCTTTACTTGGCCGCCAAGTGATACGGCGTTAATCGCGCCATCCAAAATCAGATCGTACACTTGCCGTGCAAAGTCGTACTTTTCAACTGATAATTGAATACGCGCCATAAGATTGCCGCCATCGATCCAAATCTTTGTGATTTTACCGATCGGCAAGCCGCGGTAATCATGCCCCCAAAGAACCGTTGGATTCCGCTTGATCTGTTTCAAGTCGATACCTTCAACAAGAATCTTTTCGTAATAACGATCTTCGTTACTGTTCGATACAACGGTTTCGAATTCGCCATCTTTCAATGCTTTACCGGTTGCACGCTCAACGGCCACTTTTTGCATGTGGCCATCTTTTTCGATTTCTTTTACGGATGTTTCAATATGCGCGCCACAACGGATCATTTCATCCGCTTCTTTTTTGATGCCCCATCCGGCAAATACTGCTGCGATCGCTTCACTCATATTGTTTTATCCTCATTTCTTTTATTAAAAAATCCCGATGTGAAACAAATTGGCTTTTATGCCGTATCTGTTCCGCCATCGGGTTCGCTGACCTCATTTGATTGCGTGTACGCTTCGATCATATCGGATTCCGCATCGGCCGTCAATAGCAAAGCAGAAGCGGTATATACACGGATCACAACCATCGCGCCGCACTTGCACTTGATTTCAATATCCGCGAATGCTGCACGAAACAATTTGCGCTGACATTCGGGGCAATAAATCCAACGGCGTTCCATCGATTAATCCTTCACCGGAAACAAGAAGCAATGGCAATTGCCATGCGCGTTTGCGTTTTCAATATCTTCGTAATCATTCACATATTCCGATCCATCTTCGGCCACTATCGTATCGCCTTTCGGTACATACGATGATTCAACATTGATGATCGTGCCATCCATTGCCAAACAGAATTTGCATGGATTCGATCCAAGTGCCTTCCAAAGCTTCTTTTTGATGCCGGATTGAATGTACGCTTCTTGCAATCCCTTGTTCACGTATTTATGCGTTTCGGTATCGGAAAGCCGATCGGCGCGCCATGTGGTTGCATCTTTATACACTTTGTTCACGCGCTGCGTAAGCTGTGAAGTGGTTTCGCCGTTGTTTACGCCCTCTGCAATGGTTTTCTTCAATGCTTGTATGGTTTGGTTCGTATGATCCTTCAAAACGCGTTTAACGGCATCAGAAACGCGATTTTGTAATGCTTGCGATATTTGGAAATCGTTTTCGTTGCTCAAGAATGCAAAAGCGGTTTCGCCGGATTGCTGAATGGCCAATAACAAGATCGGCAACAGGTATTCAACGGCTTTATTCGCTTCATCTTCGGCATTTGGCACAACTTCATCGTATGCATCTTTGGTGATCCCTTTGCTGCCGTATGCGGCAAGCTTTTCGATCACGGCCGCTTCTTGCGCCTTCAATGATTCGTTATTGGCCTTTTTGTATTTGCGTGCCTGTGCGGCATCAATTCTTGTTACTTGGCGAAAAAAAGTTTCTTCGGCTGCATCCTTATGTGCAACCGTAACACGGCGGATCGTTTTGCCTGTGCTTGTGCCGTTATTACTTCCGGCTTGATTTATTGGTACTTGGTTGAATCCGATATACAGATCATCACCGCCATCAACGCGCGGCAATCCCTTTTTCTCACGAACTTCATTAACGGTATATACGCGGCCGGTTAATTTATCAAGTTCATTCAATTCGGCTTCTTTATCCTCTGGTATCTGTGAAACGTGGCCAACCACTGTGCCTTGATCGTTGTAATTGCGCTTCAAAGTCTTTTGAATGGCATCATCCAATTGCGTTTGCTTTGGATCAATGTTGCGCTTTGCAAAGATGTAATCGGCCGTTTCGGCGTTGGCGCGGCCAAGTCCGGATTGTTCGGTATCACCAAGAATGATTTTCGGCATTCTGAACATCTTGTAAATCTTGCCTTCGGAAAGCTCTTTCAATGCCTTCATATCCAATTCGCCAAGTGATAAACCAACCTTCGTGAATGATGCATCGGCTTCGCGGATGAATAGCGTTTTACCAACGTTTGCCAATCCGGCTTGCTTCTCTTTCCACTGTTGCTTCAACTTATTAAAAGCTTCTTTTTCGATCTTGCCGGAAATCGTAAGAACGCCGGATGGCGTTGCTTGATTCTTCATAAAGTTTCGTTGGAATGTACTTGTATCGTTTTCGATCTCAACGTACAGAATGGCCGCTTCAAGCGTGCCAAGCCCCCGATATTGGTTCAATGGATTAAACGTTTTGTGGTGTTCCACTTCATCAACATCAAGTGCAACTTTCGTGCCATCATCATTGCGGAATTTGTAGCCAACCACTTCGCCGGTATCGCCATCAACAACAACTTCCACACGATCCGGCCGCATCAAATAGATTTCTTTTGGCTGCCGGCTGCGCTCACCAAGCGAATAATACCAAAATGCATCACCGGTTAATTCCAAGAATGCACGTGTGGCCACCAATAGATCGAACTTGGATAATGCCGGATTCGGGTTTTCAAGCACCTTTGCGAATGGATGCACGTATTGCGTTTTCTTGCCGGATCGATTATCAACCTTCCAAAAGATCGGTTCGTACTTGGCAAAATCTTCGGCAATGGCATTCACGCACGTATATACCAAGCCTTTGTATTGCTGCATCAGTTTCTTGCGATTCCACTTGCCAAATGTGTTGGCCGCCCAAGTGGTAAAGCTTTCACCGCCCGATCCGAAGTAACGTATGATTCCGCTTGATATTGCTTGTGTGATTTTGCCCATATTTTTTACGCTTATCCTTTGCTGTTTATTGTACTATAAAAATTCGAAATCATCTTCACTTACCAATTCGCTATTATCGGCGAACGTTAATGCCGCGGCATCGGCTGCATCCGGCGATGTAACCGTAAGCCCCAATTCTTTCAAACGCTTTTTCAAATCTTCTTTCGGTTCGATCTGGAAACGATCGGCCGAATCTGATTTGTAGTATATAGCCGGCAACTGCGCAAGAATAGCACCATCAACGATTTTGCCGCCGTTTTTTACCCATTTATGGAATTCGAAGAACATGTACGCACGTTGATTCTTGTATTTCTTCGGCTCTGGCGATCCGCCGCCAAACATCACTTTGTTCACGAATACATCCAATTCATGCAAGCGATCCCCTGCGCCTTGCCCCAATCCACCGTAATCGATTGCCGCATTCGTGGCGTGCATTGCGTACTTGCCGATTAAACGCTTGAAAACCGGCACTTGCTGCATCGTATCATCCGATTTGTTGCCTTCTTCGTGGCGCATCACCGATGGCCAACGCATAACGTATTCGCTACCATCTGAACCGCCGCCGGCCATATCGCCACCAAGCCGCGCTTCACCTTCCGGCACTTTGATCTTACCTTCTGATCCTTCGATCTCGATGGTGCAAAACTGTTCGCGGAATTCTTTTTCAGATATTTGCGCCTGTTCGATCAATTCATCACTGAACAATCGGCGGTATCCACCGGTAACAACTTGATCATCGGCCGGAAATTTACATTCGTACAGAATATCGAAAAACGGTTCATCGCGCATTTCATCAATAAATTCTTGGCTATACCGGCCTTCTTGCAATGCTTGCACGTAATCGATGAATATACGGAAATACTTCGGTGATTTCCATGTACGCAAGAAGTGATTGCGATAAAAAGGGTTGCCGATCTTCAACAACCACGAATCTTTGAATCCACCAAGCATACGCATGGCCATTGCCTGTAAATCATCCGGAATAAGCGGTGCTTCATCTTCAATCACGTTTCGCGCGCCTTGCCCTGTTAAAACCTCTTTCACGCGCTTGCGGTTGCGTGCATCGGCCGTAAGCGTGCGGATCGAACCGCCATCCCGAAACGTTATGCGTTCGCGGCTTTTCTCATGCTTCAATCGTTCAAGCTTCGGCACTCCAAGCGGATCAATCTGTGATTCAAGTGCCGGATGATCGAACAAATGGTTGATGGCTTTGCCCATGATAATATCGGTTTTGTTTTGATCGCCGGCCAAAATCGTATAATCTTCGCCGAAAACAATGGCGCGTAAATCGGTTGCCATTGCGATCGTTTCGGATTTACCGTATTGCGTTGATGCGATCACTTGATTGCGCCGATGCCGCTTGAATACGATGATACCGAATATATCGGCTTGCCCATCTGTTAATTCGAACGGATGGCCATCATCATCTTTGAAGAACATGCGGCAAAGCTGTTTGGCAACTTCGCGTTCGCCTTGCTCAAAGCCTTGCCGCAATATGCCTTCAACAAGTTTACCGGCTTCATTCATTCGGTGCTTCTGCCTTCTTGTTCAAGCCAACGATCAATTCGCGCACGCCAAGAAGTGTTGCGTGCGAAACATCGTGATTAATGTTTTGTTCTTCAACGTATCCATCAACGGCTTGCAACCACAACTTAATGCGTGCCGCATCGCCATCGCCTTTATCTGATCCGGTGATTCGATCGTACAGTGTGGCCACAACGTTCTTCGTAAGTGGTGCTGCCCATTTGCGCCAATCGATATCTTGAAATTCGATCGGTACTTTCTGTTTATTCCATTCAACAAGCGTGGTTTCATTCAATCCAAATTCTTCGGCAAAATCTTTTTGCGTTTGGATGCCGGCAAGCATTAACACTTCTTCATTCCGGATTCCCATGTTTTCAAGATATTCGCGCCCCATGCCAAGCCATTTCATCGGCATGTTTTTCCAAAGCAAATATGCACGATATTCGTGTTGCTTCTTTGGCTGAAAATTTGGATTAATTTGGTTGCCCATACTTTTATTCTAACGCTTTATGCACACTTTCCACATGTTTATGCACTAATCAATGATGAATTGGCCATCAAGCAAGCCAAGTTTTTCGGCTGCATCCCACAATTGATGCACGGCTTCGGCGAATGAATAGCTTTCCGCACTGATCAATTGCGCATCGTGCGTAAATGACAATCTGAACGCATATGCTTCCGTTCCGTACTGTGTATCTTCACGAATCGAACTTATTGCCACCGATGAATTAAAATCTTCGCATACGGCTTGTAACACGTATAGTTTTTCCGCTGATCGATCATTCATAACTTTTATTCCTCTTGCTTTCTGCAAACAACGCAATGCCCATTAATGATGCAATGTTTGCTATTATTCACGGCCGCAAAGCCGCATTGATATTTCATCCTTCGTATCCGTGCTCTTTGGTAAACGGATAAGCGGATACCACTTCACTTGGTTCGATCGCTACAATCTGGCCGCCTTTGATGCCGGTACGCTCACGAAAGAACGCGGATATTTCATTACGCCATCTTGTGTAATCGGATACCGTTTCGAATTCTGGAATGATGTAATGTTCGATCAAATATCGATCCATGCCGTGCTTCGTGGTAACGTAAACGATCAACCATTGCTTGTTTGTCATTGCTCTGCGCCCCCTTGTATTAACGTTAATCGTGGCCTTGCGGTGATTGGAATGATGGCGGCCGATCCCATTGCTTGAATCAGTTCGGCGCGCCGGCCTTCCCACATCTGCTTGCCTTCCAATAATTTTTCTTCCAACGTCATTAACCGTTCGATCTCATGGCGTACTTCGTCAATGTAGCCATCCACCTTTTCGCATTGCGCTTCAACGAAATCAAGCCGGTTTTTCACTATTCGGCTTCCTTAATCGTTTTTTCGATCGCATCGAAATCACTTTGGAATTCGTGCTTGAATTTATATGGTTCAAGAATCTTTACGATCACCAATAAAACACGCACGGCAATCTTTGTGCGAATATCAATCTTGTTTTCGTTGTTCCATCGATCTGATGCCATGTTACTTTTCCCCTTTCACGTAAGTTGTATCAAGCCTTCGCACGATATATAACACCTCACGAATATCATTTTTTGTAAGCCGTTGATTCTGTTCGCGGATCAATGCAACCAATGCCGTATCGGTTAATTGCGTATTTCGAACCGCTGCCGCAATCTTTTTGATTTCAACCGCCAATGATGCGCCAAAATCTTCAACCTCAATTTGTTTAGAAGTGTTGCCCATAATCTGTAACCCCTTTCTTCTTTAGATCGCTTTTACGTTCGGTACGGATCGCCGATCGACCGCGGCGCGCCAAAAATTCTTCTTTGGTGATCTTTTCTTCGTACCATTCATAATGAAAATTGTGTGCATTCCAACCGGCCGGATGATCAATAAAAACCACGTGATATTTATCTTGATTGTTCAAGAATTCGTGCCACTGATCCGATGTAAGCAATTGGCCGGCGAACATTAACGCTTTCCGGCCTTCCGTAAGATCGTATCGGCCGTTTCCGGCTGCTCTGATTTGGTACTGATGGTGAACTTGATCTTTTGCTTTGCAATCAATTCTGCTGCGCGTATAAGCTTGCCGGCGATCTTCATGCGCCAACCTGTGCCAATTGGCCGTTGTACGTGCAAATCAACGTTTATTGTGCCTTCTGGTTTACTCACGATATATACCCCTTTCGATCATTCATTAATAGCCAATGCCCTTCCGGCTGCACCTCATAACGCACCACAACGCATCGATCCGATGGATAAAGCGGTAATGCATCATTCTGGCAATGGCCGGTTTGAACAGTCCAATCAATGATATTTTGATATCCTTGCTTCCGAAGTTCGATCCCGAATGTTACATCAACGGAAAAGCATTCGTGATGCCAATACCATTTATGCGCTTTGAATAACGGTGTTCGAACAACGAAACAATACAATCCGCCGCCATCAATCTTTTCAAGCAAATCTTTTTGATTGTATGGCACGGTTTCCATCACTGTTGGATTTTCAAGATCATCGCAACGCCAAGCACCGATCATTCGATACCCATGCCGGCCAACCTGTACGCCTTCAACGAAGCCAACTTTCATGCCGGCTTGTTCGCAAGCGTTATAACTGGCCATCAGATCGTGCAATGTACTTGGTTTGATTTCGGTATCATCTTCAACCATGAAAACGAAATCGGTGTTGTTAATGTGCTTTGAAGCGAATGTAAGCATATCAACGATGCGATCGCGGCGGCGCGCCATGTTCACTTCGCCAACTGGATATTTGCCGGTATGAATGATCCGGTACTTCAATGGAATTTCCCACTTCTCAAATGCATTTCGCACGTAATGTTCGGTGATCTCGGCATTATCAATACATACAAGCAATTCGCAATCATATCCGCTTTGATCAAGCTTTGCGAACATCTGCGCCGCGGCCGCAACGCGCCAAGCACGCGTGATCGGCATGAATATCTGTACGGATGTTATTGTGCTTTGATTTGTTCGAATATCGCTTTGTACTGTGGTATCGCGTGTTCCCATGAAAGCCCCTTTCCAAGCGCAACCGCTTCTTGATTACTCCAACGCATAAACGTTTCATCGGCGAATTCGCACATCTTGAATGCCAAGAAGTTTGGATCGGTTTCGTAAATATCGATTTGCGTGCGCGCCATGAATGAACCGGCCTTGTTTGCGTTCACAAGCCATTGTGCCGGCAACCGCTGTTCGTTTGGCGATACGTTTGGCATGATCACCGGAATGCCGGCCGCCAACGCTTCTTGCATCGGCAAGCACAAGCCGCCGTATTTGCGCGGCAATACTAGCACATCGCCTTCCGCGTACATATCTTCGTAATTTTCAAGATTCTCAATTACTTGCAAATCGATCGTTTGTTGCGCCTTGCTGATCAATCGCTTCGTGCCTTCATCCAATTGCTGCGCGTAAATAACGTACTTGAATTTGCTGCCACACTTCAAAGCTGCGCGAATAAATGTTTCCGTACCGTTGCGATCGTGAATTGCTTGCTTTCCGGCGATGTGAAACATTGTGCGACATATAGAAATTTCGCGTGGCCTGATACGTTCATCGTTTACCGGCACAAATAAATCAACAACTGGCGCGATATTCTTTGCAATTACATCATCTTTGTGCCACCAAGTCGGCGCGGCAAGCACGGCCGGCGGCAAAAGCTGCGGCTGATTCAAATAATCCAAGAATTCGTAATTGTATTGCAAAACAACCGGAATGCCGGCCGCCTTCGCTTTTTCCATGATGCAATAATTCAATGGCGTTTCGCATACGAACACCAAATCAACGCCATCAAGCAACCAAGCCATCGCATTGCAATTCGGAATGCCCTTTACAACTTGCGCATCCGGAAAGCGATCGTGGTGCGTTTCCATGTGGTTAAATTCGGAAAGATCAACAAGCAATGTTTTTGCCGGCTTCATGTGCTTGTAAAATTCGTATGTTTGGTTGCCAAGTCCGGTATCTGTTGAATATGCGATTAATCCGATACGCATTATTTGTACTCCTTGATCATCGGTTCGCCTTGAATTCCAACGCCTTTCGGCAACGTCTTTTTGATTTCTTCAATCGTTGGCTTGCTCACGAAATCGCCGGAATACATTCGGCCATCCGTACCCTTCACGCGAACGCCATAATTGGCTTTGAAATCGATGCCCCAATTATTGTTTGAAAGCTCAATTACTTTTTTCTGATCGAACAATCGGTAATACCATTGCCGGTTTTGATCTTCGCTTAATTCTGGATCACGATCGATGCCGTAATACTTCGGCACTTTGCCGGCAAGAAGGCACGTAAACCAATATATCATGCGGCCGGTGCGGCCATTGCCATCAACAAACGGATGGATCAATTCAAAGCGTATGTGGCCGATAAGCGGTGTCATTTTCGGCCAATCAAGCAACCAATTTTGCATCAAGTGTTCAACCATCGATGCATCCGGCGCAAGCCGGCCGCCAACGCTTACATTCGTACCGCTTACGTTGCGATAATAACCGCGTTGATTCGGCTGCAAGTTTGTTTGGTTTAATGTGATGATCTTTTGAACACGGCAAATATCGGCGTGCGTAAATTCTTCGCCGATCGCCATTAAGTATTCCCAAGCGTGCAATGATTGCTGCACTTCTTTTTCATCGTAAATACCTTCGATCGCGTTGCTGCCGCGGATGTACCGCACAACATCAAATTGTTCTTCTTGTTTGGCCATCTTAATACCTCTTGGCGAAAATCATTCCGCCGGCCTTTCCCACAACCTTTACTTGGTGTGTTTGCGTTAATTTTTCAACGATCGCGCCCAAATCGGTTGCATGTTGATCGTATTCCAAAGTAATGTACCGGCAAAGATTCATTACCGATTCCGGTGCGTTGATCAAAACTTCACCTTCGCGGCCTTCAATATCGATTTTCAATATATCGATGAACTCAAGATCGTGCCTTTTGAAAAGTGATTCAAGTGTAATAATCTTTATTTCTTGATCTTGCCGATTTCTTGCAACCTGTGCATCTGCGGCGTGCTGATATGTAACGATCGAATCACCATGTTCATCTGAAATATAGCCGTTTGAATTGTATCCACCAACACCATTTTCATCGATTATGAATTCGCAATCCGGCGTAATATCTTTGTGATCATCAATATTCTGGCGCAATAATCGTAAATTGTTTTTTTCCGGTTCAACTGCAATTACTTTCTTCGCCCCTAATGCGGCCGCGTATAAGCTGAATGCGCCGATGTTTGCGCCAAGATCAACAACGATGCCGGTATCTGATAAATCACCATCATATACTTCATAAACATTTTCGCACCATATTTCGCGCACAACCGGCGCATCTGATTTTGAATCTTCGCGGCCATTAAACTTATACCGCGGATCGTGTGCCAAGATTTTCATGCTTTACCCCCAAATACTGTTTCGATTACTTGTTGAACTCTGTTGGTGTACGTGTGATCACGTTTCGTGCGCTCATGGCCGGCCATCCGGATCGCTTCACGCTGCGCATCATTCTGCACGTAATAATCGATCTTTGTTTTTAATTCATCGAAATTGCCGTACTGATAAACGATAATTTCTTTATCGAAATCGAAATCATTTTGCAAACCTTCGATGAACGGATGAATAATAAAGCCGCCGCGGCCGGTTGTTTCGTATATCCGATCACTCCAATATTCTTGCCGATCAAAATTCAAGCAAAGAGTATCGCCAACAACCACTTTTGCGGATGCATACAGATCATTCAACTGCTTGCCACGTATTACGCCGCGCCCATCGCCGCCAAAGTGCGCGAAACGGCTTCCATACGTCTTTTCAAGCCAATTGATAAGCTGCGGCCTGTATGGCCATTCTGGATGGTATTGTTTCGATCCAACGAATACCACATCAAATTCAAAGTGTTCTTGCCTATCGCCAATAAAGCAATCGCGTTCAACAACGCCGGCTTTCAAGTAATGATGGTTGATGCCAAGTGATTTGATCCATTCGTGCGCGCCGCCATCGGCCGTGAACACGTATTGCGTTTGCCAAAATGGATGATTCGCAACATCGCTTGCGCGCCGTAATCCGTACCACGTATCAAGATGCGTTGAAACGGTTGGAATGCCGCGGCGTTGAAGCTTGCGCAATACCTCTTGCATACTGATCGCGCCTTTGGTTTCCCATCCATGCGTATGCACGTAATGAAGCATATCCGATCGGCTTGCTTCCATCAGAATATCGCCGGTTGTAACGTAATCTTCTTGCATCCGCACAACCTTATGGCCAAGCTTTTCATAACTGTAAACCAAATCATTTTCCGTGGTGAATGGCACGCGGAAATTGCCAACAAATACGATCCTCATACTGTTACCTTCTCGATCATTTCGATTAATTTTGTGAATACGCCGTACCACTGTGCAAGATACATCGCATATGCGCCGGCAACAAAACATACTGCCATCAATGCCGCGATCCAAAGTGCCGTTACGAACCGTTTCATTGATGCATCATCCAATAAACTGCCGCAATCACCACGGCGGCCGTTACACCAAGCGCAAGATACGAACCGAACTTGCGATCTTCAATAAAATCAAAAAACTTTTCGTTGGCCGTTTTAACGTGATTGGAATATTGCAATTTACGTGTTTTGCGGCCATCCTCTTGTTGGATCAATGCCGTTGCCGGCTTCTTACCGTTGAAAAACGCAATCGCATCACGTGTTTTCTTTGATACTTGCGGTACTTTTACTTCTTGTTTTGATGGCTTCTTGGCCATAATATTTACCCTCGCTTTCATTGTTGAAACATATCGCCATATGTTGATACTATTTTATGCTATCTGCTTATGTTATGCAACACAAAAGCGGCCTTTCGGCCGCCCTGTGCGTTCCTACCGGATGACGATATGCAATCCAACGAGAGTTGAAAGGCCGGCGGTAACAGATAACATTATAAATTGTTTGTGCTTGTTTTACCACAAGATGCCGCGCACCGCGTACCATGCATTCCAACCGCGGCCGGAATATATCGATGCCGCAACGCGTATATTCGTATCTGGATCGTAAAGCGCATTCAAGTTGCCGCCAACCATATCAAGATGCACTTCGTTGATCTGCATCAATCCGTGATCGTGTGTTGGTGATACTGCAACCGGATTACATGAACTTTCTTTGCTCATGGTTAGCAACGCATTATTCACTTGGCCGGCCGGAAAGTATTTCGCAACGATCGGCCGATATGATTCGCAATTGCCGGATGATCCAGCAGAAACGGCCGCTTGCTTGTTAGCATTGGCGGCCGCAATCTTCGCTTCTTCTGCTTTACGTTCGGCCTTCGCCTGTAAATCTTTTTGAAGCTGATCATTCCGTTTCTTCAACTCGATTTCGGAATCGGTTTTCTGTTTCAACTGATCATCTTTCGACTTTATCAAATCTTGCATTTTTTGCAATTCTGAATCGCGCTTCTTGATTTCAAGCGTGTTTTTCTGATCTGATTTTTTAATCTGATCATTCTTACTTTGCAATACGGCGGCCGTTGGAATCGCTATTAAAACGGATGCCACTATTGCCAAAAATATGTTTCTGTAATTTGTAATATTCATAGATTAAACACCCTCACATATCACGTATGATCGTTCGGGTACTGCCCTATTATACACGATCAAATAAGCTTTACCATTTACGATGCCGCCGTGTGGTATGGCATCCAATAGCCGGCGTATTTGGTATCCCTGCGCCGTAAGAACAGGTTTAACCGGTTCGCCTTTAATATCCCACCATTTCGCCATTACTGTTGATCCCTCGGCGTGCTGCGCCTGTACGCGCGATCGGCATTATCTTGTGCGGCATTCTGTGCAATGCGCATTTCAACAAGCTTCTTGATCGCCATGTAAAGATTGTCGTATGCGGCAAAATGGAATTCGGCCATCTTCGCTTCGGCTTCGGCATTGATCAATTCGATCTCTGCATTTTCAACGTTCTTTTGCGAATATGCCCAAGCTTTGCGATCATCGGCGGCCGTTAGATCGGCGCGGTGATTCGCTTGCATCATGGCGATTGCCTGTTCTTTTTTCAACTTGCGCTTTGCTTCTTTGAAATCGATCAACTTCAAAACCACGGATTGCGATGCGTGAAACATAACAACCGGTAATTTACGAAGCAATCTTTGGATTTCATCATCCGTGTACGGTAATACATCCGCCGGATTCATATCATGTTCAAGCGTAATTTTCAGATCGCGCACTTGATTGCGCGAAGCTTCAAGCCGCGTTTCGGCATCACTTCTTTTCATCGGTTTTTGCCTTTTCTGCCTTTGCCTTTTCGGCGGCGGCTTCTTGTTCGGCCGCGGCGATCGTTTGCGCTATCTGATTAAAGATCGGTGCAACCGTCTTTTTAATTTCTTCGAACACCTTTGCCAACGCTTCGGCAAGTAATATCGATGCGCCGATGAAAGATTTCATTTGCGGATCATCGCGTATTTCGATTAATTCCGGTTCGGTTAATTGATCGAATGGTTTGCCCTTGTATGTGTAAAGCTTTGTTTCGCCATCATCGTTGAATTCAATATCACCGTTTTCAAGCTTGAATATTGTTTGCTTTGCCATTATTTACCTTCTTTCTTTGGTTTGCCGGCCGCACTTCCATATTTGCAACCCTTCCACATGCACCGGCCATCGCTTGTTACGATATGGCCATTTCGGCACGTTTTAAGCGGCTGTACGGCCTTCTTCTTTTCTGTTGCATCCATACCCATCTTTTCGGCTTCATCGTGCGTAAGCACGCCGGAAACAGGTTTGCGGATGGTTGTTTCGGCCGGCACTTCGATTGGTGCGCGTAAATCTTCGATTTCCAATTGCTGATCGGCTATCTGCACGAACAGATCAAGTAAATCATTCAGATTCAAGCACGCGTAATCTTTATCATCGATCTTGAATGCCACAACGGCCGTTTCGAATGTATGTGCGGCTGCTTCCGCTTGATCCATCCATTTCTTGATCGTAACGTTTTCATGGTGCTTTGCTTCAATGTGAATCGGCAAGTTGGTGAAAATATCCGATCGCCGTGTGCCGCCGGTGTGTGATCCGCGATTGCGCATTGCGCCTTTATCGCCGGATTTGCGCCGTACTAGCTTCGCAACGTGTAATTCGTATGCTTTCCCCTTGTCGTATGCTTCGCCCATAATCTTATCTTTCCGAAGCGAAAATCATCCAGTGCCGGCCGGTGATCCGCGCCGTGCGATGTGATCGCTTCAATTTATTTAATCGCCGTTCAAACATCCAAAGTAT